TACTCTTTCCGACGGCAGACATCACCGCCGGAGGGGGTTCGCGCCCGCTCGGGCGCGACCAGACTCCGCGCATGCGCATCATGCACGGGCAACGCGGGCGCAAACGACGCGCCCACGCGAGAGCGGTGTCCGATTCTGACACCAAAACCATAGCGAGGAGGCATCATGGGACGGGAGGCGATGATTCGGGCCGACATGGAATCCGTCGGCATTTACAGTCCGATCTTCGACAGCACCATCAAGCAGCTGGCTAAGCTTGAACGGGAGCTGTCCAAGGCGGAAAAGGCCTGGCGCGCCGCCGGCGGGCAGATGGTAGCGGAGCTGGTCAACAAGACCGGCGGCAAGTACACCGCCAAAGATCCCAACTACGCGGTGGTGGACCAGCTTCGCAAGGACATCCTGGCGCTGCGGTCTCAGCTTGGCCTAACGCCATCCAGCTTTGCAAAGGCCCAGAAAAAGCGGGAGGAGTATTCGGCGGAAAAGCAGAGCCGGATCGAGCTGCTTCTGGATGAGGCGGCCACCCATGCGGTGGAGCACGCTGCCGACTACATGGCGGAGGTAGACGGCTATGTCTCCGGGGTGCTGTCCGGGGAGATTCATGCTTGCGTGGAGATCGTCCAGGCGTGCCAGCGGTACATGGACGACCTGAAAAATCCGAGGTGGGACTTCCGAGCGGAGCCGGCCAACGAGATCATCGCCATCATTGAGACGACAGTCTGCCACCAGCAGGGCGAGTTTCTGGACGCCACACCGCTGCGGGGAACACCGTTCCTGCTCCTGCCATATCACAAGTTTGTCGTGTACAACATCATGGGCTTCTATGTGGCCGGGACAAAGGAGCGGCGCTTCAAGGAGGCATTGGACTTTGTCCCCCGGAAAAATATTAAGACCACCTTCGCGGCGGCCCTGGCCTGGGCACTGGCGCTCTATGAACGGCGCAGCGGCTCCAAGGTCTACGAGGTGGGCGGTGCCCTCAAACAGGCGCTGGAGGGATTTGACTTTCTCCGTTACAACCTCAAGCGAGAACACCTGACGGTAGACGATGACCCGGTGGGCGGTCTGCGGATTATCAATAACAACATGGAGCGTAGCATCACCGGCGACATCGGTGAGGACGGCTTCATCTCCATCAACGCCCTGGCATCCAGCGTGGACAAGCAGGATTCTTTCAACTGCAACATCGTCATTGCCGACGAGATGCACACCTATAAGTCGGCCAAGCAGTACCAGGTCCTCAAGGATGCCACCAAGGCTTACACCAACAAGCTGGTGATCGGGATCAGCTCCGGCGGTGACCTGGCTACCGGCTTTTGTGCAAACCGTGTGGAATACTGCCGCAAGATCTTGAACGGCACCATCAAGGGGCCGGAGGCGGACTCCATTTTTGTGTTTATTGCGGCGGCGCCGAAATCTGAATCCGGCGAAGTGGACTACACCAATCCCGATGTGATGGAACGCTGCAATCCTGGCTGGGGCAAAAGCATCCGCCCACAGGAAATGATCAACGACGCCATGCAGGCCAAGGAGGACCCACAGCTGCGGCCGGAGTTTCTCCAGAAGTCCCTCAATGTGTTTATCGCGTCGCTGCGGGCCTGGTTCAACGTGGACGAGTTCAGATCCAGTGACAGCAAATACAGCTGGACCCTGGAGGAGCTGTCCCGGCTGCCTATCAAGTGGTACGGCGGCAGCGACTTGTCCAAGCTCCACGACCTGACGGCTGCGGCGCTGTTTGGCCATTACAACGGGGTGGACATCGTCATCCCCCATTGTTGGTTCCCAAGGGCGGCGGCTGTGGTCAAAGCCCACGAGGACCAGATCCCCCTGTTTGGCTGGGAAGAAGACGGCTGGCTGGACATGTCCAACGATAAGGTGACCAACCACTCCGAAGTGGTGATGTGGTATAAGGGCCTGCGGGATGATGGCTTCAAGCTCCGGCGGATCGGCCACGACCGGAAGTTCTGTCGGGAGTATTTCCTGGAAATGAAGAAGGCTCATTTCCCCATCAAAGACCAGCCGCAGCTGTTTACCCGGAAGTCTGAGGGCTTCCGGTATCTGGAGGCCAGCGCCAAGCGCGGAACCCTCTACTACCTGCACGCCGAGCCATTTGAATACTGCGTGCAAAACGTCCACGGCGTGGAAAAAGCGGACGACATGGTTATGTACGACAAGATCCAGCCCAATCTCCGGATCGATGTCTTCGACGCAGCGGTGTTTGCCTGCTGCGCGTACCTGGAAGATCTGGAGACGGTGCAGAAAGAAAAAACCTGGTTTGGGGAGGAATCCAAATGAACAAACGAAAGAAAGCAGTCCACGCGGCGAGAGACAAGCCCACACAGGCCCGCAGCTCGGTGGGATTTGTCATGGGCAGCAACTGGAACAGCGTGTGCTGCGACGGCTATACCCGCCTGGCGGACAATCCCGAAGTGCTGATGGCGGTCTGGCGGATCGCGGAGCTGATCAGCTCCATGTCCATCCGCATCATGGCCAACACAGCGTCCGGCGATGTGCGGATCTACAACGGCCTGTCCCGCCGGCTGGATATCACCCCCAACCGCTACATGACCCGCAAGACCATGATGGCGGCTATTCTGGGGACGCTGCTGCTGGACGGCTCCGGCAATGCGGTGGTATGGCCCAAGACCACGGACGGACTGCTGGAGGAGTTGGTACCCATCCCGCCAAGCCAGGTGAACTTTCTGCCGGACGGGTTTGGGTACCGGGTGCAGATCGGCGGCGTCCCCTATGACCCGGACAGCCTGCTGCACTTTGTTCTCAATCCATCCACCGAACGGCCGTGGCTGGGAACCGGATACCGGGTTGCCCTCAAAACCGTGGTCAAAAACCTCCAGCAGGCCGGGCGCACAAAAAACGCCTTCCTCTCCAGCGAGTGGAAGCCCAGCGTCATCGTCAAGGTGGACGGCAACAGCGACGATCTGACGTCCACGGATGGCCGCCGGCGGCTGGCGGAGCAGTATCTCAATCCCTTTGCCCCCGGCGCTCCGTGGATCATTCCGGCGGAGCAGATGGAAGTGGTTCAGGTCAAGCCGCTTTCCCTCAATGACCTGGCGATCTCCGACAGCGTCAAGCTGGATAAGCAGTCTGTGGCAGCCATCCTGGGCGTACCGCCCTATGTGGTGGGCGTCGGGAGCTTTAACCGGGAGGAATGGAACCACTTTATCGCAACCACGATCATGCCCATCGTCCGGGGGATCGAGCAGGAGATGACCCGCAAGCTCCTGATCTCCCCGGACTGGTACATCTCCATGAATCCCTGGGCACTGTATGCCTACGACGTCAAAGACCTTTCCGAGATCGGCTCCAACCTCTACATCCGAGGCATGATGACCGGCAACGAGGTGCGCGGATGGCTGCACCTGCCGCCCAAGGAAGGCCTGGACGAACTGGTGATCCTGGAGAACTTTATCCCCCAGGGCATGATCGGAGACCAGAAAAAACTGATTCAGACAGGAGGTGATCAGGATGGCACTTGAGCAACGCACCATGATCCCCATCAATGGCAGCTTTTCCACGCGAGAAGTGGAAAACGACCTCTTTATCGAGGGATATTTCTCGGTGTTTAACTCTCCCTATGAGATCTGTCCGGGCCTGGAGGAAGTCATTTCTCCCGGCGCCTTTACTGACACCCTGGGAGAGGACATCCGGGCGCTGACCAATCACGACACCACGCTGGTGCTGGGCCGCAACAAGGCCGGCACCCTGACGCTCCGGGAGGACAGCCACGGCCTGTGGGGCAAGATCCGCATCAATCAGGACGACGGAGACGCCATGAACCTCTACCGCCGGGTTCAGCGGGGCGATGTGGACCAGTGTTCATTTGGCTTCTTTATCGACAAGGAGGACCGGGAGGTCCTGCCCGACGGCACCGTCCGATACACCATTCTCAAGGTTCGGCTGCTGGAAGTGTCCGTGGTGACCTTCCCGGCTTATGAGGAGACGTCCGTCTCCGCCCGGACCCGGCAGGAGGAGACCATCCGCAAGCGGCTGTTTGCTGAGCGCAAAGAGTCCCTGCGGAAAAAACTGAAAGGAGAATCATAATGGCGATCAAAGCATTGCTGCTGAGAAAGAAATTGGAAGAGATGCAGGCGCGCATGGCGCAGCTTGCCCAAAAGACGGCGGAGCTGAATACCCGGGAAGCCGAACTTACCTCCGCTATGGATGAGGCGGAAACTGAAGAGCAGCTGCGATCCGTGGAGGAACTGGTGGACACGTTCACCGCTGAACAGCGTGCCCATCAAGAGACAGTGGATGCCCTCCAGCGTGAGATCGACACCGCCCAGGAAGAGCTGCGTGGCCTGGAAACCAAGCAGCCCGCCCCCAAGCCCAATACGCCGCCCATGGCGGATGAACGAAAGGATGATGCTCATATGAACAAGAGACAGCTCCGGGCCTTTGGCTCCATGAACGTGGAGCAGCGCGCGGCCTTTATCAAGCGGGAAGATGTGCAGGGCTTCCTGACGCGCTTCCGCGACACCTTCCGCACCGCTCCCCAGGGACGCAGCGTCACCGGCGGAGAACTGCTGATCCCTGAGGTTGTGCTGGATCTGATCCGGCAGAACATCGAAGACTACTCCAAGCTGATCCGCCGGATGCGCCTGGCCCCCGTGTCCGGACAGGCCCGGCAGCCCATCATGGGCACGATCCCCGAGGCTGTTTGGACGGAAGCCTGCGGTGCCGTCAACGCTCTGAACTTCCAGATCAATCAGGCAGAAGTGGACGGATACAAGGTGGCGGGCTACGCCGTGATCTGCAACTCCACCCTGGAGGACACGGATTACGCGCTGCTCAGCGAGATTATCGTAGCCCTGGGTGCTGCCATCGGCATTGCCCTGGACAAGGCCATCCTGTTCGGCACCGGCGTCAAGATGCCTCTCGGCATCGCAACCCGGCTGGCCCAGTCCAGCCAGCCGGAGAACTACCCCGAAAATGCCAGACCTTGGGTGAACCTCTCCGCCTCCAACGTCATTACCATCCCCTCCGGCTCCACCTCCGGGCTGACGCTGTTTCAGCAGATCATCCTGGCCAGCGGTGCCGCCAAAGGCCGCTACTCCCGCGGAGATAAGTTCTGGGCCATGAACGAGACCACCGAGACGAAGCTGATGGCGGAGGCCGCCAACATTGATGCCGGCGGCACCATTGTATCCATGAAAGACGGTACCATGCCGGTGGTGGGCGGCGACCGCGTGGTGTTCTCTGACGACGTCATGCCCAACGACACCATCATCGGCGGCTACGGGGACCTCTACCTGCTGGCGGAACGTTCCGGCACCACCGTGGGATACAGCGATATCCCCCTGTACCTCCAGGATCAGACGGTGGTCAAGGGAACTGCCCGATACGACGGAAAGCCGGCTATTGCTGAGGGATTTGTGGTCATCGGTATCGGTAAGGCTCCCGTCACCACCATGTCCTTTGCCCAGGATGTGGCCAACCCCGTGGTTGCCGCGCTGCAGTATCTGACCATCGGCGGTCTCTCCCTCTCCCCTGCGTTTACACCCGGTACCGACACTTACACCGCCGATACCACCAACGCCCAGGACGCGATCAGCGCTGTGCCCACCATGGGCGCGTCTGTGACTGTCAAGGTGGGCAAAACCCAGGTTCAGAACGGCGGGAACGCCACCTGGTCTGAGGGCTCGAACGTGGTTACGATCACGGTGAACAACGGAGAAAATTCCAAGGTGTACACCGTGACCGTCACCAAGAGCGGAGGCTAAGTATGAATGAGGAGGCGCTGCTGACGCTGTTAAAGCTGGATCTCCAGCGCACGGGAGATCTTCAAGGTGATTCGGAGTATCTCCCGTTCCTCCTCCAGGCAGCCCGGGCCAATCTGGCCCGGCAGGGTATCCAGGATGATGGCTCCCAAGACTATGGCCAGACCGTGGTGGGAACAGCCGCCTGGATGTACCGCAAGCGGATTTCCGGCGAAGCGGAGCCGGAATATCTCAAGCGGCTGCGGAAGGATCTGCTTCTGGCCCGTGGACGGGAGGCGGGAACATGATCCTGGATTCCGGGATGCTGACCGTATACGCGGTGTCTTCCACCGAAGGCACCGCGCCTCCCCCGGTCAAGCACTCCCTTGTGCGGAAACTCACAGCCAACTATGGCGAAAAAACCGTGGGCGCTACCCGCTATTACGCAGCGGCCAAAGTAGGCCAGCAGATCGACCGGGCCGTGCGGATCTGGCGGGTACCGGGCATTACAGTCCGGGATGTCTGCCTGGTGGACAGCACGTATTACCGCATCCGTAAAGTTACCCTGACCGCCGATGAAGACGGACTGCTGGTGACGGATCTGGATCTGGAGGATGATGACGGAATTTTGAGAGGGTGGGCCGATGAAAATCAAGAGTAGCGATTTTGCCGCTGCGGTAGATCTGGAGCTGGAGGAATACAGCCAGGATATAAAAGACGGAGTCCGGGTTGTTGTATCTCGCGTGGCGTCCAAAGTTGTCCAAAGGCTAAAGCGCACATCTCCAAAACGCACGGGAGATTACGCAAAAAGCTGGAAAAAGGTTGAATCAAAATTACTTGAATCAACCACAGCGATTATATACAACAAAGAACATTATCGTTTGACACATCTTCTGGAAAACGGCCATGCCAAAGCGGACGGGGGCCGCGTGGAGGGAAAGCCCCACATTGCCCCGGCGGCGGAAGAGGCCGAGCAGACGCTGGTGGCGGATGTGGAATCGCTTTTGCGGGAGGTATCCTCATGATGACCTTTGCCGAGCTTGTGGCGATTCTGGAGCCCACCGGATTCCCCTGGACCTATCACCACTGGGACACGCCCCCTCCCCCGCCTTACGGCGTGTATCTCTCCGTCCGGGATGATCTGTTCTTTGCGGACAACCGGACCTATACCTTTTGCGCTGGTATTCGTCTGGAGGTGTACTCTCTGGAACGGGACACGTCCCTGGATGACAAAGTGCGCGCCGCTCTGGACGCTGCGGAGATCCCATACGACACAGATTACACATTTCTGGAGTCTGAGGGACTCTATGAATCTATTTTTGAAATCGAGGTGTGAATATGCCGACCAATCCCGCAAACAAGGTAAAATTCGGCCTGTCCAATGTCTACTATGCCCCTCTGACGGTGGGAGAGGACGGGGCCGTGACCTTTGGCACGCCGGTGGCCATCCCCGGCGCGGTCAATCTCAATCTGCCGCCTCAGGGCGACACCACCACCTTTTATGCCGACGACATTGCCTACTATGTGGCCGTGGCCAACAATGGCTATCAGGGCGACCTGGAGATCGCGCTGATCCCCGAGTCCTTTGCCAAGGATATCCTCAAGGAGACCCTGGACGAAACGGCCAAGGTTTTGGTGGAAAACGCCACTGTGGAGCCTGCCGCCTTTGCACTGCTCTTTGAGTTCAAAGGCGATAAGCACGGCATCCGGCACGTCCTGTATAACTGCACGGCGGCCCGGCCCACCGTCGGCGGCTCTACCATCACCAACACCAAGGAGCCCACCACGGCGACGCTGACGCTGACGGCAGCACCGCTGGCGGACGGCCGCGTCAAGGCAAAGACCACAGTAGATACGCCCCAGGAGACATATAACAACTGGTACAAGACGGTCTGGCAGCCGACTGCCTCGGAGGGCCCCTGATGGAGCGTACGATCATCATTGATGGCAAGGAGGTCCGCTTGCGGGCCTCCGCCTCCATTCCCCGACTTTACCGCATCAAATTTCAGCGGGATATCATTCATGATATATCCTTTATCTCAAAGGCCCTGGATAAGTCCCTGCGCGCACGGAAAGCGGCCGCAGCGGAGCGTGCGGAGCCGGCAAAACCCGAGACGGATGCCCAGCCCGAAGCTGCTGGGCAGGCGGTGGTGCTGGAGATGTCCGACATTCCCATGGAGGCGCTGACGATGTTTGAGAACGTGGCGTATCTCATGGCCAAGCACGCAGATCCTACAGTCCCTTCCAGCGCGGAGGAATGGCTGGACGGCTTCGAAACGTTCTCGATCTACCAAGTGTTTCCGGTGATCCAAGAGATGTGGGAGGCCAACATCCAGACCAAAAGTGTGCCGGTAAAAAAATAGGCGCGACGGAGCGGGAGATGTCCACGCCGCTGCTCATGCTCCGGGCGGTGCAGCTGGGCATCTCTGTTGCAGACATGGATCTACTGACCATCGGCATGATCCAGGACATGTACACGGAGGCTCTCAATGACCAAGAGCCCTACGCCATCGTCGCGACCCAGGAGCATTTTGACGCATTTTAAGGAGGTGCCCTATGGCAAACCGTATTCGCGGTATCACCGTGGAGATCGGCGGCGACACCACAAAGCTGGACAAGGCCCTCAAGGGTACCAACAAGCAGCTAAGCTCCACCCAGTCTTCTCTCCGGGACGTGGAACGCCTTTTGAAGCTGGACCCGGGCAATGTGACGCTGCTGGAGCAGCGTCAGCGGCTGCTGGCCTCTGCGGTGGAGACCACATCGCAAAAACTCCGCACGCTCCAGCAAGCCGCCGAGGGTGCGGATGCAGCCTTGGCCCGTGGTCAGGCATATGAAGAAAAGTACGCTCCATTGAAAGCCTCTCTTGAGGATGTGGGTGGAAAGCTGGAAAAGCTCAAAGCCAAGCAAGATCAGATGGACGAGGCGTTTGCCACCGGTCAACTGTCGGAAGAGAAGTACCAGGAGTTTAACCAGACGCTGGAGGCCACCCAGGCGGAGTATGACCAGCTGATCCAAGCGCAAAAAGATCTGCAGAAGGAGTTCGAGGGTACCAAGCTCAACCAGGAGCAATATGACGCTCTGCAGCGGGAATTGGTGGAAACCCAGCTCAATCTGGAAGATCTGGAAGAGCAGGCAGAACGATCTTCCGTTACCTTGGGCCGCATCGGCGCAGCGGCAGAAGACGTGTCCAGCCGGGCTGGAAAGGTTGCGGACGCCACAAAACCGCTGACGACCGGAATCCTGGCCCTGGGTACAGCGGCGCTGGCCACTGTGCCGGCCACGGAGGAGCTGCGCGGGGATCTATCCAAGCTGGACAACAATGCCCGGACAGCCGGTGTGGGCGTGGACGCCGCCCGGGAAGCCTTCAAGGCATTTACTGTGGCTACGGATGAGACAGACTCCAGCGTGGAGGCGGTCTCCAACCTGCTGCAAGCAGGATTCACGGAGTCCAACCTGCAAAAGGCTGTGGAGGGTTTGACAGGCGCCTATCTGGCATTCCCGGATACCATGAAAGTAGAAAGCCTGGCCGACTCCCTGCAGGAGACGCTGGCCACCGGCGAGGCTACCGGCCAGTTCGGCGAGCTGCTGGATCGGCTCGGCGTAGGGGCGGAGAACTTTTCCGCCGGGCTGAGCCAGATTACGGACGAAGCGTCCCGGCAGCAATATGTCCTGGAGACCTTGGCCAGTACCGGCATGACGGCATATTACGACAGCTGGATACAGGGTAATCAGGCACTTGTCGAGAACAAAGACGCCAATCTGGAGCTCCAAGAGTCCATGGCGCACCTGGCGGAAACCATCCAGCCTATCATTACGGACGTAACCCGGATGGCCACTGCGTTTCTGGACTGGTTCAACGGCTTGAGTGACGGAGGGAAAACGGCGATTGTCACCATTTTAGGCCTTCTGGCTTCTATCAGCCCCATTGCCAGTGCGGTAGCTGCTGTATCCAGTGCCATTGCAGGTGTAACACACGTGGCCGCTCTCTTCAGTTCTACTTCAGGCAATACCATGTACCTGACGTTTGCGAAGTGGGCACTGATTATCGTGGCGGTGGCAGCCGCGCTGGCGGCTCTGATTGCCATGATTAACATTCTGATCGGCAAGGGCAATGATGTGACCTCTACATTCAACGCCATCAGCGGTGGAGGCGGGACCCCATCTGTTCCGCAAGGCGGCGGTGTCATGTCCGATGTGACCCGTTCTATTCCGGGCTTTGCCACCGGCGGCGTCTTTGCACCCAACAATCCCATGCTGGGCGTTCTGGGCGACAACAAGACGGAGTATGAGGTTGCGGCTCCGGAGTCCATGCTGCGGGAAACGTTCCTGGACGCCCTGGCACAAAGCGGCCTTTCCGGCGGTTCCGGCGGCGGATCGACGGCCACACCCACCACGCTCAACTTGATCCTGGACGGCCAGACCTTCGCCAGATTGTTTTTGCCGTATCTCAAGGGTGAAAATGTCCGCCTGGGCATTGACATCCTCAACCGGTAAGGAGGCCCTATGAACGGAGTCAAACTGGACGGAACCATCTATCACGTCCGCAAAGTTTTCAACACCCTGGAGCAGTCCTTTTCCCTGATTGAGGGGCCCAATGCCGGGGACATGCTCTCCGGTTATCACGAGCGGGACTTGCTGGGGACGTCGTATCAATACAGCTTCGGCGTGGAGCGCGATCCGGCTTATCCGGATGATTATGACGCTTTTTTCTGGGCCATCTCCGCACCGGTGGACAGTCACGAGGTGGAAATGCCCAACGGCCAGGGGACCATGACGTTCCAAGCTATGATCCAGTCCGGGCGGCGAGTCATGGGCGCAATGCTGGGCGGGAGCCGCCGCTGGTCCGGCTTGGTGGTGAACTTTATCCCCATCGAACCCCAGCGGCCGGCAACGTAAAAGGAGGTGACAAGCGGTGTCCGATTCGGACACCGCAGCCCTATGTGGAACCAACTGATTTACGGGGAACGGATCTTTGTAGACCGTGAGGTAAAGGATGGCAGCATGGCCCGGGAACAGGATCTGACATCCGCGTCGCTGAGCGCGGACAGCCTGTCCGCCACCGTCCGGACTTCAGACCCCACCATTACCACCTTTGACAAAAATGCCCCTTTGACCTACATCCACCGGGGGACCCAGCGGGGAATTTACTACCTGCAGTCCATTACCCGAGTCAGCCCCACCCATTACACCCTGTATGGCCTCACCGCCATGGGCCTCCTGTCCACGCAGATCCATCCCGGTGGGATCTATACCGGGCAGACGGTACAGGAGATCGTCGCATCCATTTGCGGGCCGGTACCGGTGATCGTCAACGAGCGGATGGCCTCCATCCGGCTGTACGGCTGGCTGCCGTATGCCAAACCGCCCCAGCGGTCTGCCCGGGACAATCTGGCGGAGGTCCTCTTTGCCATCGGCGCCAGCGCCGGAACAGACCTGGACGGCGTGCTGCGCATTGAGCCTCTGTGGGACGGCGTTTCCTCTACTGTCACATCCAGCCGGATGTACCAGGGCGGCAGCGCGGAGTACGGCGCGCCGGTCAGCGCGGTCATCGTAACGGAGCATCAATACATCCAGGGCGGTGAGGAGACGGAGCTGTTCTCCGGTACCGCCCAGTCCGGCGACATCATTACCTTTGACAATCCCATGCACGATTTGACCGCCACCGGCTTTGCAATCCTGGAAAGCGGCGCAAACTACGCCAAGCTTTCCGCCGGTACCGGGACCCTGACGGGGCGCGCCTACATCCACTCCACCCGGCAGGTGCGCCAGACCGTGACGGAAGGTGCTGCGGAGAACGTTAAGACCATCACCGATGCCACGCTGGTGACCCTGGTCAACGCCGTAGCAGTGGCCAACCGGCTGGCCGAATACTACCGCTGTGTGCAAACCATCCAAAATCCCATTGTGGCCCAGGCAGAAAAGCCCGGCTATGTCATCTCCATATACCACCCCTATGAAAAGCGGTATGTAGATGCCTGCATTTCCACCATGGACGACACCATATCCAAGACGCTGCGCTCTGATGTGGTGGCGCTGGTGGGCTTCCGGCCCCCTCAGCCGGAAGACGCGGAGTATTTTGACGAGCGCGTGGTCCTCACCGGGACCGGTCAGTTTTCGTTTCCAGCAGATGCCGAAAACGGCGAGGCCGTCCTGATCGGCGCGGGCCAGGGCGGCAAGTGCGGGAAAAAGGGCCAGGACGGTACATCGGTCACAGTGTCCTGGACGGATACTGTTCTGAGCATTAAGATCAACAATTCCGGCTATGCCTACGGCGCCCCCAGCAAAGGCGGAGACGGCGGAGAGCCGGGACAGGGCGGCAAAGTGCTGCAGATCCGCCTGGATCTGACCCAGGGCCGGACGTTTTCCTATCAGTGCGGCGTGGGCGGCCTGGGCGCTCCGTACAATGCTGACTCACCAGACGCCGAAGGGAGCCTGGGAACGGATACCATCTTTGGCAGCTACACGTCTGCAGATGGCGACGTGCTGGAAAACGGCTATACAGATCCAATCACCGGCGAACGGTTTGCGGAGCCAGGTGATACCGGCATTGCCGGCGGCGACAGTGCCGGCCTGGATGAGACGGCGGAAGTCGGTACACCCCAGTGGGCCACACCGGTGGCTGCCGGACAGGTGACAGACGAAGACGGAAATCCGTGGTCCGGCGGCGCCAGCAATGTTGACGATGCCGGTCGGTTGAAATCCACCGGAGACTCGGCCACATTCAACGGATCAAGCCGGGATGGCGATGTGCAAGTGTACGCATCCGGCGCATTGGGCGGCGGCGCGGCTGCAGGTAATCCCGGTACTTCGGGAACCGGAATGGGCCGGTACACGCTCCAGCGCATTCCTGATACGTTGGAGTGTACAGAAATCATTGCCAATGCTTACGGAGCAAACGGCGTAAATGGTGCCGACGCGCTGCTGGTCCCCAAAAAGCCGGCAGCGTATGGCAAGGGTGGCCGGGGCGGATACGGCGGCGGCGCCGGCAGCCCCCCGGGATATGCGTTTACAGGTCAGGGCGGTACCCCAATCGGCACAGTCAGCCGAAAGTCCACACCAGGCACCCCGGGCGTAGGTGGAAAGCCATCCGAAGGCGGTCCGGCGGCAGACGGCTGCATCATCGTGTTTTACCGCCGGCCAGTATCCAAAAGCGGCAGCGGTCCGCTGGTAACGGCAGATACTGCGTGGTTTTTGGACAGTTTGGGCCGTTGGTTCATCGTGTAAGGAGGAGTTTATGGCAACGATTGAAGAACTGCAGGAGCAGATCGCCGCGCTCAGCGCCCGGGTAGCTGCCTTAACTGTGCCGCCCAACAGATATTATTCCAGCCGGTACACAGGCGAGACCATTGACAAGCTGCTTACGTCCATCAGCGGCGGTGCGGCGAATCTGGATCTGTCCAACCTGACGGACTACCAGCGTGCACTGCACAATATTGGGGGGAGGCCAAATCGCAACCTATTGATTAATCATTATATGATTGGAACTGGTGATCCAGGCAGCTTTCCAATTAATCAAAAAGGGAAAAAAATATATACCCCTGACTGGAATCAGCCTGCTTTTGACATGTGGTCCTGCGAAGCAAATCAAGAGCTAAAGGTTGAAATTAAAGACGGATTTGTGACTGTTACAAACACAAGCTCAGATAGATCGCTTCAGTTTAAGCAAGTTTTATTGCCTGATTTATTAAAAGCGGGTGAAACTTATACACTTAGTGTATATGCAAAAGATGTTTCAGGCGAGGTTCTAGCTTATTTGTCTATGACCGACCCTCCATATCTAGGAGATATTGTGTTTTCCCCAATAGCAAACGATATCGCCTATGGTACAGTCACCTCACTTAGCCAAGTATCTTCTGGACTATGGAAGGTAACATACGGTTTACCACCTGGAAGCTCTGTTACTCTTGCCGATATTAAGCTGGAAGAGGGGCCAATTCAAACTCTTGGCTGGAAAGATAGCTCTGGGAGTGTGCATTTGTTTGAAACATCGGATTATGGTGAAGAACTTGCTAAGTGCCAAAGATATTTATTGAAATTAGGGGCAAATAGTGCGTGGGGATATGCAGAAAGCTCAAATAGGGCCTACCTGTTTGTTACCCTTCCCGTCACAATGAGAACAACGCCTGTATGGTCAGGAACTCTACCAAAAATTTATCCGAATGATGGAAATTCAGTCTATGGAGCTACGGTGATTTCGTGCTCTGATAATAGCGTAGTCCTTATGATAGACGGGAATGGTTTTACTAGCGGAAAAGTATATTCCGCAAACGAAATCAATGGTTTTCTATCTGCTGAGTTGGTGAGGTGATACCGTGGTAGAGATTGTCAAATCAAAAGTATATGTTAAAACGGACGAAAAAGGTAGGATCATCCGTTGTGAGGGCGGATACACCACACCCTCGGATCTTTCTGGCTGGGTACAGATTGACGAGGGAACCGGGGACAGGTTCAATCTGGCTCAAAGCCACTATTTCCCGGGCGGCCTGCATACCGATGGCGGAATCCCCCGCTACAAACTCCAGGACGGCAAGGCCGTGGCGCACACGGAGGATGAGATCCAGGCCGACCGTGATGCCATCGTGCCGTCTCCGCAGGCCCCCAGTGCGGCCGACATGACCGCAGTTCTCTCCATGGCCCGCAGGCAGGCCCAGGAGCTGCCGGACGCCCAGGCGCTGGACGTGCCTGTTTTATATCCGTACTGGTCCGCAGGCGTCAAGTACGGCGGCGATGGGGAAATCAAAATCGTACGCCGCCCTATTGATGGCCGTGACCAGTTGTATCGTTGCGGAAAGCCCCATACCTCACAGGCTGGTTGGGAACCGGAAAACGTTCCGGCCATGTGGACGGCGATCAATCAGGCCAACAAGGGGACGCCGGACGATCCCATTCCGGCAGCTCGGGGCATGGAGTACACCTACGGCAAATATTACCGTGACCCCGAGGACGGAAAAGTTTATCTTTGTGCCAGAGACAACACGCCAGATGGTGGCGTTGTACGGTTGGACTATCTTCCCCATGAGCTGGTGGGGCACTATTTTGAAGGCGGCATGACCGCAGGAGGAGCGATTGTGGACGACATGACATTATTGGGTATTAAGGCCGCCGTGGCGGCCGGTGTGGCCGCATTGACGGCGGTGTGGGGCTGGTTTGGCTGGCTGGTGGTGGCCTGGGTGCTGCTGATGCTCTCCGACTGGCTGATCGGCAGCGCGGCAGCTGCCAAGGACGGCCGCTGGTCCAGCGCCAAAATGCGGGAGGGGGCCTGGCACAAGGGCGGCATGATCCTGGTGGTGGCCATCGCCCTGGTGGCTGACTGGCTCATCGCCACGATCATTGCCAATATCCCCGGGATCTCGCTGCCCTTTACCTACTCCGTGCTGCTGGGCCCCCTGGTGATCGTGTGGTACGTCATCGGGGAGCTGGGCAGCCTCCTGGAGCACGCGGTCAACCTGGGCGCCCCGGTGCCTGGGTGGCTCACCAAGATCCTGGAGATCAGCCAGGCAGCCATCGACACCGCCGGGGACAAGCTGGTGGGCGAAAATGAGGACCAGAATGAGGCCGTATCCGTCGGGGACGACGGCGAACATACCAACACGAACGAGTGAAAGGAGTACATCATGAATCTGAAGAAGTATGCGTATGACATGTGGACGCTGAGCCAGGAGGACCAGCGCCGGGGCAATCCTTCCGGCGTGGAGATGGGCTTTGACCTGTTCCGCAAGGGCTGCCTTACCGGCACGGAGCCCCTGGAGGGCTTTGATTCCGGCATTGATTGGGCACAGGCCCAGGCGGAGTGGGTAGAGGGTATGGCCACCCAGACCCAGCGGGAGGAATCCATTGCGGAGCTGCGGGCCCAGGAGGGCGCCTATGAGGAGGAGCTGCGCGAGGCATTCCAGGCCGGTGACCGGGCGCAGTTCGACGCCATCATGGCATGGCCCCGGCATAGCGAAGAGGAAGAGGAAGAATAAAAGACAAGGGCGCGGCATGATGCCGCGCCCTTGCTGAAGGATGAAAGGAGACGATTATGCAGTTTGCCGAAACCATTGCACTGGATAAAATCCGGCGCATCCAGATCTATCACAACACCAAACGCTATCCCCAGCGGGATATGGCCAAGATCCTGGCCGAGACCGGCGGCAGCTTTGCACTGGGCGGTCCCATCTACCTGCGCAGCTACAAGGCCTGCTGCCATCTCCGCGCCGACGGCATCACCTACTGCTGCCCGGACTACACCACCTACGGCATGGCCTGGAGCAACGATGCCCAGGACTATGGCATGACCAAGCTGCCCAGCAGCTACGCCAATCACATCGAATGCGTCCATATGATCGTGGACGGCGTGCCGGTGGACGATCTCAACTACGGCATGGATATAGGCGGCAGCCGCCCCCGGCAGGCCATTGGCGCCAAAGAGGGCCGCTTTGCCTACATTGCCACGGAAGTGGCGTACACCCCCGAGCAGCTGCGGGATGTACTGGTGGCATCCGGCTGGGATGCGGCCATTATGCTGGACGGCGGCGGCAGCGTGTGCTACCGGAACATCGACGGCGCGGGCTTTACCTGTGATCCGGACCGGGTGATGCCGTTTTACATCGTGGTGCATCTCAAGGAGGACGTGTCCGAATCTGACACCGACGGCACCGGCAAGACCGTGGTCCTGGATGCCGGGCACGACGCTTCCAACCTGGCCAACAAGAGCCCGGACGGCACCTACTACGAGCACGAGTTTGCCCTGGACATGGCCCAGCGGATCGGCGCCCACCTGCGCCGCTGCGGCGTGAGGGTGGTGGAGACGCGGCCCGACGGCAAGGCGGTGTCCCTGGCCCAGCGGTGCGCCATCGCCAACAGCATTCAGGGCCTGGACCTGTTTGTCTCGCTGCACTCCAATGCGGCGGGCGGCAGCGGCTGGTCCAGCGCCAAGGGCTGGAGCGCGTATCTCTACGGCGCTGGCGGTGCGCGGGAGCAGGCGGCGCAGTCTATTTTGACCTGGGTGCGTCAGTTGAGCGTGACCGTGCGCTCTACGCCCATCGTCCATGATCCGTCGCTGTACGTCCTCAAACACACGGTGGCACCGGCAGTACTGATCGAGCATGCTTTCCACACGAACAAGGAGGATGTAGAGAATCTGAAATCTGACGTCTGGAGGGATCTGGTAGCCGTTGCGGAGGCCCGTGGCATTGCGGACTATCTGGGCATTGCCTGGGTGCCGGAGGTGCCGCAGACGCCCCAGGAGCCCGCTGTGGATGCGGAGCTGGAGAAGGCGGTGGACGTCCTGGCGGCCGCCGGCATCATTGACAGTCCGGACCGTTGGAAGGCCCTGGAGTATACGGATACCAGCGTGCGGCTGCTGCTCATTAAGATGGCGGCAGCGTTAAAATGCTAACGAAAATGCTAACATGCGAAGAAAACCACGCAGTTTCAGACTTTTTCAGGACTTTTGCGCCTGTTCGAATCCTTCACCCGCTGCCAAATGAAAAACCTCGGAACCACAACGGTTCCGAGGTTTTTCATTTGTTTCCAACGGCTGTGGGTTTTCCAGGTGTCTTATTCCACGCAAGGATAATGCGGCTCGTGACCGTTTTGAGACCCCAAATGCACACCAAAATGCTAATAGGTTTGCTAATGATTTTCGCTCTTGGGCTTTTCTGGAACCTTCCCGGCATAGAATGCTGTCATGGCGGTCTGATATCGTTGGACATCCGAGCGGGCAATATGAGTGTAGATCTTGTGCATGGTGGTGGCATCGGCCCAGCCGCCGATCTCCATGGCGATGCGCTCCGGTACCTGTAAGTGGTAGGCAAGGGAGGCGAAGCTGTGGCGCAGGCCGTGAACGCCCACGTCCGGCAAGTCATGCTCCCGGCAGATCTTCTTGATGGCGCACCGCAGGCTGTTCTGGGTGATGTCCAGCACAGGCCCAGCGGGCTTCCGATTCCGCTGGATGGCCGCTGCCAGCTCCGGGATCATCACCGGCACATTGCGGGTGGAGGTGGCGTTTTTGTTCTGTGCCTTCCGCTGATATTTGTTGTTCTCATTGAGCACTACGGCGCCCTGTACACGGATGAAATCCGGGTGTTCCGGAATGTCCTCCCAGCGCAGGGCCTGGATCTCGGAGATCCGCAGGGAGGAGAGCGCCAGCAGTGCGGGGACAGCGTATCGTGTGTCTTTCACAGCCGCCACAAACACCCGGATCTGGTCCGGCGTGAGAAATGGCTTCTCCTTGGGCACAGGAGCCGCCAGGGAGACCTCCGGGAGCTGGTGGCCAGTAGCATGCCACACCACGCCTCGAACGAAGGAGAAGGCCGTTCTGAGCGTTTTAGGAGCGCACAACGCTGCCTCCGTGTTAACGATGCCTTGCCACTCGCTGTCATCGATCTGATCCAGCCGACGGGGCATGGTGGTCTGGAAGCGGTATTTTTGGATGGTGCGGTATCCCCGGATGGTCAGGGGAGAAAGGGTATTGCTGCGCTCTTCGATGTAGGCGTCGATGGCCTCCGTTAAGGTGGGAGCCTCCGGAGCGGCTTTGGCGCGTTTTCCTGCCAGGTATTCGGCCTTGATGGCCCGCGCTTCCCGGATGCAAGCGGCCCGGCTGGATTGTGTGATGGAGATACTCTCACCGCCCAGGCGCAGCTGGATGAAGTAGTTGCCGGATGCGAGCCTGCGGGGTTCGGGAAGCTTCATGGTTGCACCTCCTAAAAAACGTTTGTTCGATTAACGGATTAAAGAAAAGCCGCCCGCCAGGGGCGGCTTTTTGTGATTATAGATACCGCTGTAAGACTTCCACCAATTGATCTTTGTATTGCTGAAGATCATAGATATCTGTAAGAGAATATTTCATTTCCTTTTTGTTCTCATCGGGAATGATGAGAGTTTTGATGCTGTCAGTCAACCGCAGTCGGCAGATCCATTTGCGGGTGTTTGCCTTGTAAAGAATGTTGATATAAGACTCCGTATCCTTGTATGTAATGTCATGTAGATCGGCAATGTCACTGAGTAGATTTTTAACGATAAAATAGGCTTCGAGTTCTTCTTCTGTGGTGACAATATTGGGGGTCCGTTTTTCATTTTCAACTGCCTCGGCGGAAGCTGGTTCTTCGGACTGGCTTTCCGCAGATCTTGTCTCCTGTTGGATGGAAACGCTACCACCAGAACCACCCAAAGCGGTTTTGATTTTGTCATTCATGGTTTCGCTGATGTAATCATTCAGTGCCTTACGGAGTACAGGCCGGAACTTTTCCAGAACGTTTTGCGTCTTGGGCCCAGAGTAGCAGCCCTGCAGGAAGAAACGAATAAAATCGTCTGAAGGGTTGGCCAACTGCTGTGTAAATACATCTTTGAACTCATGGACATATTTCAGTTCAGATGCAGTGCTGAAAATTGAGTCAATATCAAAAACGGATTTGCAGAACTTCTTCAGCTCCGGAACCTGATTATCGCGAATATCCAGAATGTTGATGGTGAGGAATGGATCCTCGTCCATTTTATTTGGGTTGTCTAAGTCTGTGTAGAAGCGATAGTACTGGCCATTTGTCAAAATTGCAAATTTTGCGGAGGTTGTTCCAAAATACCGGAATAGCTGGGAGTCATGGCGATCCAGCTTTTCTGTGATGGCCTTGCATTCCACCAGAATTACCGGCTGGTCGTCTTTCATGATGGCGTAGTCAACCTTTTCGCCTTTCTTAATGCCTACATCTGCAGTAAATTCCGGGACAAATTCTTGCGGATTGAAAACATCATATCCCAGCATTGCGAAGAAAGGCATAATCAGCGCTGTTTTGGTGGCTTCCTCCGTTTGCAGGGAGTCCTTCATCGAATCCACACGCTTAGAGAACTGCTTCAATTGGTCAATGAAATCCATAATACACACACTCCCGCTTTTGTTTTCGTGTCCGATTCGGACACGTTTTTATTTTCGTCCGCACTCTGGCGGGAAATTACAATGTGAACTCCACCTTCACCACTCGGCCGATGACACGGATTTTGGTTTTGGTAGTGTCGTAGATCTGCGGCTGGTGATCCGGATTGGTAGACTGCGGCATCAAGGTGACGGTGCTGCCGGTGGCATAAAACCGTTTGACGGTGGCGTCATCATCCCCCACCATCACCACAGCCACCTCGCCGTTTTCGACCTCGTCCTGGCGGCGGACGATGAGAATATCCCCGTCCTGTATCCGGGCGGCATTCATGCTGTCCCCGGCGACACGGAGGGCAAAGTACTCCGCTCCCCCGTTGAGATCCGTCAGGGTATACCCCTCGATATGCTGCTCAGCATAGAGAGGAAGGCCTGCGGAGATCCGTCCCAGAATTGGGATGCGGTGGAATGTCTCCATATCTAGGGATTGTAAGTTATCTGCGAGTTTTTTACTCTTCCCGGTACCCATGGCTCCGGTTACAATTGCCCCCAGCGCAGTAAGCGGCGGACAGGTTATGGCCGCAGCAGCGCCTATGACGCCGGCACCAACAGTCCCGACGATCTGGTTCCTACTCTTTGGCCCCTCCCCTGTCAGTAAGTATTCCGTGGTAGTATCAAGGGCCTCGGCAATCTGGGGAAGCCGACGAGTATAAGACTTTGTTATACCCATGCGCCATTGGCTTACCACAGACGCTGATACGCCGATAGCTTTTGCAAAATCACGTTGCTCCTTGTATTTTGCATCTACCAAATCGAAGATGCGCTCCGCAGTACCCAATGGCAACACCTCCACAAATGTACACAAATCGCAGTTTTTTAATTTGTGAGCATTGAACATAAATTAAAAAATTTAATTTATATCGTTGACAGTTTAAGAAACTGCGATTATAGTTATAATCACAAACTAAACAAATGCAGACTAAGCCGCAAGGCAGAAAGGAGAGAAGAAGATGTTTCCACTCAGCAAGATGGAGTGGCGCTTACTTACGATGTTCAACGGATCACGGAAAACATTCAGAGTTCAATATTGCCCATACGAAGGGAATCCGGGAACTTTTTCAGCAAGCGATTACAGATTCTTTGCACTTCGACTGCATCATTGTGACCCGGATCTGAAAGCGGCGTTTGCAAAAGAAATTCTCTGGCCTCGTCTCTTGCATCCAAAACCGCCCAGTACATTGCTTTTAACTCTTGATCGGAAAAGTCTTGACTGTGTTTCTCACGAATCAGTTTCAGCTTTTTCCTGGCGGAGGCTATTGAAAAAATAAGTTCAGTTGTTTTTTCACCAGGTGTATGTCTGAAATGCGGGGCGCATTCCTGTACTTTGGCCAGTAGATCAATTAGTGCCTCTTCAAATACAATGCATTCTTCTTCGCTGAAGTTCAAATCATCACCCCATCACCGTCAATGACGGTATTTGATAGTTGCTAACTATAATATCACAGCCAAACAGACGTTTCAAGTATTGGGGAAAGGAGGAAGAGAATGGAAATTAAAAGAATCCGGGAAGCAGCCGGACTCCGGCAATATGAGCTGGCGGAGCGTATAGGCGTCAAGCAGGCATCGGTTTCCGCATGGGAATCCGGGGCGGCCATGCCCAGCGCCGCAAACCTTTTGAAACTGGCTGATATTTTCGGCTGCACAGTGGATGAGATCCTGGGCCGGAAGCCCATTGGCGCATGAAGCGCCAGGTTACCCGATGACCAAAGCATACCGCACAGAAGGAGAGAAGACCATGACGGACGCGGACAAGACCATTTACAAAATCTGCCGGGAACAGGCCGGTTATACCCAGGAGCGGGCGGCGGAGCTGCTCAGCTGCTCCGTGCGGCAGCTGGCCCGGTACGAGGCCGGGGAGGTCCAGGTGCCGGACGATTTGGCCTATGCCATGGTGCGGCTTTATAACAGCCAGTATCTGGCTGTGGAGCATCTGCGCCTGGTGAGCCTCCACTGGCGGCCAGCATTCTCCCGCCAGTGGAGGCGGTATCCCTGCAGACGGCAGCCATGCGGCTGTTCAACGTGGTTATGGACTTCGCTGAGTCCCACCCCGACCGGCGGCTGCTGCGGATTGCCGAGGATGGGATCATCACACCGGAGGAGCGGCCAATCCTGGACGAGATCCTGGAAGAGCTGCGTACATTGAGTAAGGCCTGCTTTGAGGTGCAGGCCGCAACAGAAAGAGAGGCTTAACATGACAAAAGGAACCCCTGCGGGGAAAATCCCCAGAACCCCCGCACAACGCCGTGAGGCATTTAACCTGGTGGTGCAGCACGCGATGCTGGACCAGGGCATCCACAACCAGACCCAGCTGGGAAGGCTTCTGGGAATGAAGCGAGAGGCGGTCTGCCGGCGATTCAACGGAGTGGTGGACTGGCAGTACCCGGAGATCTGCCGCTTGATCGTCGTTTTGAAGATCGACGCAGAGGGCGTGGCGAAGATGATGGGGGTGGCCCCATGAGCGATCCACAGACAAAAAAAGAACGCCCCGAGGCTGGCGCCTCGAAGCGTTCGGTCCGGGGACTTGCATGCAAATCCGCGAACAACAGCAAAGTTATACTATCACACTTTGCCCGGAAATGCAAGCCCCACACGGTCAGGGAGGGGGTGACTCTTCCATGACAGGCTGGGAATTTATTTTCGTTCTGCTGGGTGTCTGCACGGCTACCAGCGGCCTTTTCCGGGCGATAGACAAGATTGAGGGGAGATGAGGGCATGGTATCGGAGGAGCGAATCGCGTTATTGGATTTTTGGTGGGATGTCGAGAACCCGGATGACCCGGAGTCCATGGCGTGGCGGGACGAGCTGACCGCCGAGGAGCTGGCACTGGTAGAGTCCTGGGATGAGAAGTATTGCAGCGCCGTCGGTATGCTTGCCATGGATATTTTGGGGCTTGAGGGACGGTGAGGATATGAATCTGGAGCAGACTGAGCGGTTGCTGGAGCAGCTGCATGGACAGTTGGACAATGCAATCGAAAAGGGTGCCCGGGACACCGCCCGATATCTGTACGGGCAAATCGCGGGAGCGCTGATGCTGGCGCTTTATCTGAGGATCATTGACGAGCAGGAGAATGACCGGCGCTATAAGGCGCTGCAGGATAAGTTCTATGACGCATTTTAAGGGGAGGTGAGATCATGCGGCGAAATCCGAAAAAAGGCGGGCAGTTCGCCATCATCTGGGTAGATCTCCTGTATGAGGATTCCGTGCCGGCCACGGCCAAAATTCTGTTCGGTGAGATCTACCGGCTCTCCGGCCCGGACGGCTGGTGCGACGCCAGCAATCAGGACTTCATGGATCTCCTGGGATGCAGCGAGACAACGGTCCGGAATCTGCTCAAGGCCCTGGAGGACGTGGGGCAGATCCGGGTGGTAACCCAGCCCCGGCGGGAAGGTACCGGCGGCACGGAACGCAGGATCTTCTGCGGCCGAAAATTAGCCCCGCCGGAGGCGCAGAAGGTACCAGCAAAAAATTGCGGGTACCCCGGGGAGGGTACCCGCAGAAATTTGCGGGGGGTACCCGCAGAAACTTGCGGGTCCACTTATTCTAAAAGTATTAAGAAGAGTATACCCCCTATAATCCCCCAGGAGGTTATGGACGAGGTAACGAGGTATGCGGGAGAGGACCAGCAACTTCTGGAGTCGCTCCGGGCGTTTTTGGTTAACCGGGCGACACCACCCAAGGCCACCCCGGTAAAGACCGCCTATGGAATGAATCGGCTGCTGGCGGATCTGAGCAAAAAGTCGGAGGGACAGCGCGCCGTTAAGCTGGCCATGATCGACAATTCTATCAAGAACAACTGGCGGGGATTCTTTGCCTTGAAGCCGGACGAGCTGCCTGCGCAGGATGCAGAACCCGCTGCGGATCAGGAGGGTATAGATGGAATTTGAAAAAGCTATGTCGGCCGCCGAGGCCTTCTTGACCTTCACGCCTCGCTTCATCGATCCAAACATGCCCCAGGGCCTTTGGATCTGTTCCAATGCGGCGGAGGTTTCCGCCATTGAGATCAATGCGGTATGCCTGGGCAGCGGGTGCGAGTGGGACGACATCGTCAAGACCCAGCCATTTCTGGATCACTTTCCGTTCCTGGTGATCGTGACACCCAACGCCATCGCCCGGGACGAGATGGTGCGGCAGCTGCGTCCACGCCTGCCGGCCTCCTGCATCTACGTCATCACAGACATCGGATTCCGAAACTGCAAGACGATACAGGAATACGTGGAGCTCTATGGCAGCCGGGAGCTGCCGTCCATCCTGTCGGGGGCAGAGGAGCTGCCGGCCTACGGCATCCTCAATCTGGCCCAGGTGGCCAGACGGGATCTGCGGAAGGTTCCCCGCGTGCTGTCCCGGTTCCCGGTGCTGGACAAGGGCATCGGGGGATTCTTTGCCGGTGAGCTGTCCGTTTGGACGGGCAAGCGGGGCGTGGGCAAAAGCACGATTCTGGGGCAGCTGCTCCTGGAGGCCATCGACCAGGGGCACACCGTGTGTGCGTATTCCGGAGAGCTGCCCAAAGAGCAGTTCCGGGAGTGGATCTACCTGCAGGCGGCGGGGCCGGAGCACATCGTCTACGAGACGGACGAGGCCACCGGCAAGCGCCTGGCCATGGCGGATCTGATGGCGGACAAACGAATTTCCGAGTGGATGGATGAGCGGTTCTGGCTGTTTGATCTGGAGCGGAATACGAAGCACGATCCGGAGACGATCCTCAAGCAGTTTGAATATGCCAAAATGCGTTATAACGCCGACGTGTTCCTGGTGGATAACATCATGAGCGTGGATTTCGATGGATTCCCGGACCGGGATTTCAACCGGGTACAGTCGCGGTTTACGCAGATGCTGGTGACCTTTTCCAAGCGGCGGCAGGTACATACGCATCTGGTGGTTCACCCCCGAAAGTCTACCCCCGACACCAACAGCAAGGTCAGCTCCGACGACGTCAGCGGCAGCGGCGATATTACCAACCGAGCGGACAACGTGTTTTTTCTCACCACGCATACCGCATCTGATGCAAAGGGGCAGCCGGAGAGGAAGCCACTGCTGCAGATCCTGAAGAACCGGGATTTTGGCGCTCGGGGATCACAGTGGCTGGATTTTGACCGGAAATCCCGGCGGTATTTCCAGGACCGGACCGGTGACCCAAAGCGGCCCTATGGATGGGATATGGCTGCGCAGCAGATCCAACTCATCACCCCGGAGGAGCGGGACGAGATTGATCGGGTATTCCCGGAATGAACAAAGGAGTCAATTATGCGAACGACAGCAATTTTTAACCATAAGGGCGGTGTTGGAAAAACCACAACCGCTTCTGCCATGGCCGACATTTTGGCCATTGATTACGGAAAGCGGGTTTTGCTCATTGATGCAGAT